AGAATGAGCAGAACGACCCGCAGCATTTGGGCAGTGGTCCTGAGATTGAGCATGTTGATTGCGGCGATAGCATCCGTCACAGCGAACCTGGATGACATTGCCTTGTGGCTTAAGAGGATTTTTAGATGAAATTCGATCCCGGCATTTTCATCGACCAAGTTTTCGAACTCTATGGCCGTGGAACCGATATACAAGAGAACGGACTAGACTTCCTAATCCGAAAGATCAACGAGGATGAAGCCCTCACTTGCATAGGCTGGCCAGCCTACATGCTGGCTACGGTCAAGCACGAAACCGCAAACACATTCCAGCCAATCTCGGAGCGCGGAAGCCGCGAGCACTACTTCCTTAAATACGAACCAAACATGGCACTAGGCCATTATTTAGGCAATACTGAGCCAGGAGACGGCTATAAATATCGAGGCCGAGGCTTTGTGCAAATCACCGGGCGCCCGAATTATCGACGGTTGAATGATCTACTGGGGCTTCATGGAGAAGACGACATCTACGAATATCCTGACCAAGCCATGCGCCGCGACATTGCCTATAGAATCATGTCTGAGGGCATGAGGACTGGCGCATTTACTGGCAGAAAACTGGGGGATTTCATCGATAACGAGATTCAGGATTATTACAGCGCACGAAAAATAATTAACGGCCTTGACGCCGCTGATCGTATTACGACTTATGCAAAGGCATTCGATGGCATCTTGAAAAGAAGTGAAATCAAATGAAAGATGGATCGAGTTTGCTGCAATCTGGCTTGTGCTACTTATTCGCTAAAATTTATCGCAGTTGGTTATGGAACGATTTTTATGAGACTTATGACCGCGTGCTGTACGTATTTGATTGGAGAACAGCTAAAGTTGCCAGTGTGGGCAAATCTGGAAAAGAAATAAGCCCAAGATTGATGCAGCCTTGTTTCTGGATTTTTAGGTGAAATAAAATGATAGATGGTATTGGATTTAGGCAGCAACTAGCTATACTTTATCGATGCTGTTTGTGGATCCTAGACGCACACATACGTGGATTTCTGTCCGACGATGCACACCGACCCCGAAGCGATCAATAAAGCACTGGCGCAAGCGGGGAAATTGTCTAGGCCCAATCCTATAAAGAATCCTGGATCATCGAAAAAGACAAAAAAAGCCCTAAACGACATGATTTTGGGCGCGCTTGAAGCAAAGGGCGGCCAGAAATGGTTGGAAGAACAAGCCGAGAAATACCCGATTGCGTTTATGTCTTTATTGCGTAGCTTGCTTCCTTATGTCATCCAGGGCGACGCCAATAATCCAATAGTGACCGAAGTTAGGCGCGTGATTGTGCGACCTCCGCATAAAGCAGAGAAGGGCGAAATTATAGAAGGCGTGGCAGAAACGATTGTGGAGAATGAATGAAAATCATGAAGAAAACGATATTTGCGCTTTTGCTGGCGATGATTTCGATGGCGGCACAATCAGCGACTTGTTTGAGCAGCCCATCCATGATGATCGTATCCGGCACGACCCGTGCATCGGTGTGGGATGTCACTTACCCTGGTGGGAAAAGCTATCGTGTGAGTTTGTGGCCAGGCAATTACTGGCGGGTGCGCGATCCTTCTGGAGTCTGGCTAAAAAGCGCAGGAATTCCGATCATTCCTGCAAATAGCATGACGACGTGCTATATGACGAAGATTCTAAACAGCTATTTTTATAACCCGTCTGTTTGGATCAAGAACTGAAGAATTAGGGGGCCGGATGGTTTCGATTGGTTCGACGAGCAAGGTTAGCCACAAGTGCCATTCGGCTCCCTTCTTATTATTTACTTTAACAATGAGGATTTGTTATGACTGAAAAAACGCTACATAATTCCGATGTTTCTGGCGCTAGTCAAAATGTCCCTGACCTCAAAGTTGTCGGCAACGGCAATTTATTCAAATTGCTTTGCAAGGCATCCAGCAAAAGCGAGGGCTGGATGAAAAGCACAAAAGCAATGCAAGTTCCCGGCGGTTGCGTTGTGCAAGTGACTACGCAGCAGATCAATCCCGATGGAAGTTATGCGATTGCAGAAGCACTAACATTTGTCCCCTATGTTTCAATTGCAGATGACGAAAACAATGGGCGCAAACTAGTAGTGTCGATGGAACCCGTGAATATTCCTTACGTCCATGAATGAAACTCGAAATCCCAACCGCTGAGGCCGTCGAAGAATTTCTAGTCCCATCACGCTATAAAGCCCTCTATGGTGGCCGAGGAGCGCTAAAAAGCCATTTCTTTGCCGGCCTCGCCATCGAAGAATGCTCACGAGTTCCCGGCACGCGCATGCTTTGCATCCGTGAAGTTCAAAAATCACTCAAAGAATCGTCAATGAGGTTACTTGGCGACAAAATCGAGCAACATAAGGCGCCTGGATTTAGAGATAAGAATGATCGGATCGATACACCAGGCGGCGGTGTTATGGTATTTCAGGGACTTCAAGATCATACCGCCGAATCCATCAAATCGTTCGAAGGCTTCAGAATTGCGTGGGTCAATGAAGGGCAAACATTGTCCTCGCGATCATTGGAAATATTACGCCCTACCATGCGCGCACCCGGGTCGGAATTATGGTTCGACTGGAACCCGCGCAGTCCAGATGATCCTGTAGACAAGTTCTTTCGTGGCCAAACGCCGCCAGATGGCGCGATCATCAAGCGAGTCAGTTACCTCGACAACCCATGGTTTCCAGCCGAGCTTGAGGAAGAACGGAAGCATGACGAATTAACGAATCCGCACCGTTATGGCCATATCTGGCTTGGGGAATATGAGCCTGCAGCGATAGGCGCCTTGTGGGATCGTTTGATATTGCATCGCAATCGAAGACACGAAGCGCCCGAACTTGCGCAGATCGTTGTGTCAATCGATCCGGCTACGACCAACGAAGAACACAGCGACGAGCACGGTATCATCGTGGGCGCAATTGGATCGGATCAGCGTGGATATGTCCTCGAAGATGGCACTTTGAAGGGTACTCCGCAGCAATGGGCACAGCGGGCAGTGACATTATTTGACAAATGGAATGCTGATAGCATAATCATCGAAATCAACCAAGGCGGGGATATGTGCAAGCAAGTTCTGTCAACAATCCGGCCCTACTTGCCGATCAAAGAAGTGCATGCAACTAGGGGAAAGCACGTTCGCGCCGAGCCAATCAGCGCCCTTTATCATGCCGATAGAATCTCTCACATCGGCACATTTCCCAAGCTCGAAGATCAACTCTGCCTGATTACGGCATCGGGTTATGACGGAAGAGGATCACCAGACCGAGCAGACGCGCTAGTGTGGGCATTTAGTCATTTGTTTCCAAGCATCGTAAAAAAGGCAGTTAAGCCAACGATCAGCCGGCCTATTGTTAGGGCCGGGGGATGGATGGCGTAAGTAAGGTATGGCAGGGCAGTATGGCTGAAACAGAATTAGGATCAGAAGAAGCAGTAAAGGCGGCAGTACATCGGCTTCGCTGCAAAATCATATGGGCAATCGAAAAATCCTCAATCGCCATCAACGAATTATGCCAGCAACGAAGAGTAACTACGGAAATGCTGAATACCCCGATGGTATTGATTTACGAAGAAACCAAGATGCCACCTAAAGCCGCGTTAACCGACCTGCCCGATTAAGCGCATTGTTATGCACACAACGTAGCATTGAAAGCACATGAATGACTTTAACGACGATGACCAAGGCATAATTAACGATGTCGTCAAAATGTGCCACAAGCGCTTTGGATTAGCGTCAGAAGCAGAGGCCGAAGGGCGCCAAGAGCGGCGCAAAGATATCCGCTTTTTGCGCTTACGTGAACAGTGGCCAGAATACGCACAACGCGGGCGCAACATTCCAGGCCGTGAAAGGCCCATGCTGGTTGTGAATCGCTTATTGCAATTCCGCAACCAAGTGGCAAACGAAATCCGCATGAATTCGCCTTCAATTCGCGTGCGTCCGGTTGATGATAAAGCGGACGTAAAAACGGCTGAAGTCTTTGAAGGCATTATCCGTCACATCATGTCGATAAGCGGTGGGAATGCGGCAATCGACATTGCGGCTGAATGGCAGATCGATACAGGCGTTGGATACATTGCCGTAGAGCCTGACTATATTGATCCTGATTCTTGGGACCAAGAACTGTACATTAACCAGTGCGAAGACCCCTTCAAATGGTGGCTTGATCCGAATTCCAAAAAAGCCGATGGGAGCGACTTGGAGTGGGCAATTTACGCGCTCGATATGAAAAAAGAAGATTACCGCGCAGCTTATCCAGGCGATGATCCTAAAAGCTACGAGCGATTCGACTATGCTGGGTACAATGGTTGGCTAACTAAAGATACCGTGCGTGTCGCCAAGTATTACTGGCTAGAAAAAGAGGCGTTCACGGCAACGAATCCAAATACGGGCGAAGAAGTCACACGATACCGAAAACGCTGTTATGTCGCGCTTCTCGCGGGGGATGAGATCAAGCACAAAACAGAACTCCTTTTTTCAGGCGATGCTTATATCCCGGTTGTCCCGGTCTACGGTCTCGACGTCACCATCGATGGCAAGCGATATTTAGAGGGCTTGGTAAGAAATGCCATTGACCCACAACGCATGTTAAATTATGCGAAATCTGCTAGCGCAGAACATGTTTCATTGGTCAACAAAGCTCCATGGATCGGCACGCCTGAACAATTTGAGAATCATCCTGAATGGGATGACACAAACACTCCACAAGCAAAGCTCGTTTATAACGCGGCAGATCATAACGGCGTTAATTTACCGCCTCCGCAACGAACGCAAGGGCCTACGGCCAATAATGCTTGGATTCAGATAGAACAGCAAGCCATCCTAGATATGCAAGCCGCCATGGGGATTTACGAGGCTTCCTTGGCCTCAAATCCTAACCAGCAAAGCGGGCGCGCGTTGTTGAGCCTACAACGCCAGGCATCGCAAGGCACATTCCATTTTACCGACAACTTAGCTCGTTCATTGCGGCATCTTGGACGGATTCTTATCTCGATGGTCCCACGGTACTATGACGCAAAAAGAGTCGCCAGAATCATAGGAGAGGATGGCGCTCAAGAAATGGCGCATCTCGATCAAAGCATGCCTACCGCTTACATGGAAGGCGAGGATATGATGGGCAATATCCAAAAAATCTATAACCTTGGCGTTGGCCGGTACGATGTAATCAGTGACGTAGGCCCGTCCTTCGCGACGAAGCGTCAGGAAGCGACTGAATCATCTTTGGAATTGGTCAGATCGTATCCTAGAACGATGGATCTTGCGGGCGATATCGTTGTATCCCAAATGGATTGGCCTATGAGTTCGGAAATGTCCGAAAGATTTAAAAAAGCCATTCCGCCGCAATTGCTTGGGGATGATCAAAAACAATCGCCCGAATTGATGCAAGCGCAACAACAAATGGAGCAAATGGCGCAACAGATGGAAGAAATGAGCGCGGCCATGCAGCGATTGCAATCAGGTGCAGACCTCGAACAATCCAAAATGGAGCTGGAGCGCATTAAGATTGAAGTTGAGCGAGTGAAGGCAGAAAATGAAGCAGCGAAAATTTCCACTGGCGCCGAAGAAAAGCCAGAAAGCGAATCCGCACAAGAGCGTTTGGAGCTTGATTATCTTAGAAAAATCCTCGACATCGAGCGACGAATCCTCGACGCCGAAAAACGAGAGGCGACACTTAGCACGCTTGAGCAAGAAGGCGTAAAACGTGAACTTATTGACTCCAAGATCAACGGATTAGATCAAGCGGAGGAAAAAATGGAAAAGTTAGCTGAAGCGATCCAACAGTTGATTCAGTTCATGGCGCAATCAACGCAGAAAAATCACGAACATATGCAAGGCGTGACTATGGTCCTGAGTCAGCTATCCAAGCCTAAGCGCAAAATCATTGAATTCGACCCGAAGACAGGGCGTCCCATTGGCATTTCTGAGCATGAGGTATCTGAATTATGACAGAAGAACCTTTAATTTATACGACACGTGGCAATATGCCAATTAGCGGTCTTACCTATCGCCACGAATGGCAGGAAGATGACAATGCGATCGTGTTCATAGAGCAATATTATCTTGGGGATGAATTGGTAAAAAGTTCCTCTCATGTCAAGATCAAAAAAGGGCTGGATTTATTAAATGAAACTTCGGAAATAGGTTAAAGGTAAATATATGGCTAATACACAATCAATTTGCACTTCCTTTATGCAAGAGTTGCTTACTGGGATGCATGCGTTCGGTACTACCGTAACTCGTGGCGCTACTACTGCTGATTCATTCAAGGCCGCGCTTTATTTGGCTACAGCTACTGTGAATGCTACTACTACAGCCTATAGCGCGACGAACGAAGTTTCAGGCACTAACTACACAGCCGGCGGTACCGCCATTACTTCCTGGAATGCTCCGGCAACTAGCGGGACAGCGGCAAACGGATCAGGAAATAAAGCTTATACGACCCCGACAGCAAGCTTTGCTTGGACTACCGTAACCTTATCTACTGCGTTTGACTGCTGCCTTGTGTATAACTCGACACAGAGCAATAGATCTGTAGGTGCATTCACTTTTGGGTCACAAACGGTTTCCGCTGGAAATTTTAGCTTGACGATGCCCACGAATGATGGCACGACTGGACTAATTAGGCTGGGTTCGTAATTTTCGTATGAAGGGCACAAGCGACGGTCATGACATTTCTGTCATAACTACGCCTACAGGATCGGCAACAGGAGAAATCTTTTTCACCCCAGACGATCCAACCACGCCCCCGTTCGATGGCCCGGTATCAGCGATCGTAATCACCGTAGAAGGAACGGTATCATTACAAGCATCGCTGATTACGCGCTTGAAAGGGGCGGCAGGAGTTTTGCGCGATGACGGTAATTATGAACAGTTGTTAGGGCAGATCACCGAGTCTAAGACGGTGAATACTACCAGCGCACCGACTCTTGCTCAATTAGGAATAGTGAATCGATCCGATTTGGTTGGGACTGCCGAGTCAATCTGATGTCAATTACATATACCGCCAATCATGTAACGATAAATAACAGCGGAGCCATCACAAGCGGAAGCTTAAATATAACGGCTGGAGATGTCGTTGTACTGATTTGCCAGACGGAAGACAATCATTGGACCGGCACTCTAACGCCGTCGACGACAGCAACCGGGCTGACGTTCAACACGATTACCATTACCAACACCGATGACAATTGCAAAATAGGTGTTTGGTACGCAGTAGTCGGCTCTACGCAATCCAGTCGCACATTTACCGTTACTCAAAGTAGCGGGTCATCAATAAATAAAAAGTTAAGCACCATCATACATACGGGTGCTGACACTTCAAATCCATGTCCATCAGGCAACCGGTTTACTGGTGTAGGGGCTACAGATGTATCGCAATCGATAACACCTACATCCGGTAGCTTAAGCGCGTACTGGATGGCAGCCGCCGACTGGTCGGCGACAAATTCTTTCGCCGCAATCTCAAATTGCACGCTCGAATCGACCACTCATGTAGCTGGCGGCTATACCGCTACGGTAATCCGCCCGACTACACAGCCACGTACCGATGCAAATGCCTTTACGATTGGCGAGACTGATACAGCGGGAACTGTCGCTTGGGTCGCGTTCGAGGTCAAGGCGGCGTCTACAGGTACGAACGTCGCACTAACAGGCTCAGCAGCCACAGCCTCGGTAGGTACATTAGCCCTTCAACATGATCAACCATTAACCGGCAATGCAGCGACATTAGCTGCGGGGAATCTCGGCCCTTCTCAAAATTTAACCGGCGTATCAGCGACAGCCCAATCCGGGTCTCTGGCTATCGCGCACGATCAAGCGCTCACCGGCGTCGCGTCAACTGCTGCCGCTGGTTCTGTAACTCCGAATCTCCAAGTTCCGTTAACTGGAATATCCGCTACTGCCTCACCAGGATCGATTGCGCTTCAGATCGCTAAAGCAATAAGCGGCATCGAGGCCACGGCAACGCCGGGAACGCTGAGCGCAGATTTAGCAATAGCAATTTCGGGAATATCGGCAACAGCATCGGCTGGAACATTAACGCCGTCAACAGGAGCGACTGCCGCATTAACAGGCGTCACAGCGACAGCTTCCGCAGGATCACTGGGCGTTAATGCCCAAGTTCCCATTACAGGTGTATCTGCAACCGTAGCGGCAGGTACGCTTTCTGTATCGGGTGAGGCAACAGCTGCGTTAACAGGCGTAGCGGCGACAGCAAACATAGGAACTTTAGGAGTTGCTTCCAATGTTCCGCTTGC